AATCTTCGTCCACGGGAACTGGATTAAGGATAGTTTCATCGACTTCGTCCATCTTACGTCTGACGCGCATCACAGTAACACGCATCGGTGGCCCCTTGGTCTTGGCGGTCATATTCTTCTTTAAGAACTCAACAGTAAACGTATCCTCAAGCTGGCGCTTAAATGAAGCGTAACCGAAACTCGTAGAGGCGCAATAAGATTTAAGCAACTGCTCCTCAATAAAGTAGTCCACGTAGCCCTTGGTCATGCCGTGCTCCACACGCCCTAGAATCTTGTTGCGGGTAATTGACTGGTCAATGGTCTGGCCGTTACCCAACTCAGCCATCAAGCCGCCTTCGCTTGGGCGCACTACGATGAAACTGCCGTAACTCTCACGAGTGTAGGCGTTTAGTATGTCTTCTGCGTTACGCACGCTGTTCTTCATACTGGCACGCATGGTGGCCACAACCTTCTTAAAGGCGTTCAAGACAGGGCGCAGGGGGATCTCGACAATGCCTGCGGCCTTGAAAGCATTACGTGCATGCACTGCGGTTCCGATACCCGCCATCCAAAAGCGCTCATCATTGGTTGCGTTGAACTCTGTGTACATGGCTGTCACCGCTTCGCGCACAGATGTAGGGAACTCGTCCACATTGTTGACCATGTACTCAGCCAGTTTGTAACCCGCTACGCCATAGTTGTGCTGCAAAGACTTGATGATCTCAATCTCATGGGGCTCCCATGACAACTCTTCCTCAAAAGTAAACTCAAGCAAGCGGCGAAGCTCGCCCTCAGATGAGTGGTCACGGCCTCCGGTCAAGTAGTCCACAACGTGCGTGTTAGATGACATCAGGCACACAGTCATCCATGTCGAAAGGTTCAGGCGCTCTTTGTTGGAGCCGGACTCCATACGCTCCTTGCCCCGACCCTCGGTCATGTCCAAGAGAAACTCAGGCAACCACTCGGGGGCGGCTCTGTTCTTGGCGGTGATCTCATCCGTGATAAGTGGATGACTGTTGAGCAAACCCAAGCGCTGTTGCATGGCCACAGGAGAAGTGCTCTTGCCTGTGCGGTAGTGGGTTGGGTGTCCCCAGACTGATGCGGCGGCTTCGAGAGACAAAGTTTTACCCGTCCCCGACTCCGTGGATGCGCAATGATAGGTCATCCCGTAGATGCCTGTAAAGCGCATGAATGGTGCGCCAGCACCGGCAAGGATCACAGCAATGTGCCCCCACATCTTCTTGGCAATCAACAGATTTATAAAGTCACGCCATGCTTCCATTGTGCCCTTGGGCTCGGTGTTGACGGTGATGTTCTCCAGACCCGGCATTGGAACCTTGACTGGCGGTTTGCCTTTACTGAAGATGCGCCCTGCATACACGTACGTGTTGTCAGTCTGCCAGCCGTAGCTGTCAGGCACCTTGATGGCAGGTTTGTTTGTACTAGCTTCTTCCACACATGCCCTTATGTATTCAGATAAATTTTTATCATTGCCTGCACCAAATGCGGCTACGATGTTTTGACTAGCCAGTGATTTAACTGTCTCGTCCTTGCTGACGATAGCCTTCTGAGGCATCGTGATGTTCACTGCGCCATCAGGTTTGAGCGCAATCATGTGCACAGTGTGGTCGTTGTTGCTATTGAGAATGTCGACTACGAATAACTCGTACGGCAAGAGCATGACTTGCTTCTTAGACTTATTGCCTTCTTCGTCTTCTACTGTGCGCTCCATGAACGTGCCGCCGTTGGCTCCATAAGAGTACCCGCGTGGCGGTGTTGGGCGCATGACCTTGATGGTTTCTTTCTCGGTGACTGTGCTTTCACTTGAAAGTTTTACCTCAATTTCTTTCTCCTCCACCTCGACAGCCAACTCACGACCTAGGATCAGTGGGTTGGTGATCTTGCCCCAGTGCGTACACGTTGGGCAGATGCCGGGGTTCTCGCTGTCCATCTTGATGCAGGGGTAGGGGCCTTTGATGCTCTGAAGCTTTTGGTTCATGCGCTCAGGCTCGTACGGGTGCATCTTGCTCAGCCACACCGCCGCCTTGTTGCCATCCTCACAGACCTTTGTCCATGACAGGAGTCCTCTCCAGATCGGCTCCATGCCTTCTTCCTGCGCATGCTCAACGTAGTTGGCCAACTGGCCGCAACCCCGAGCGTTTTGCGTGGCCAGCCAAATTGGTTTGAACTTGGTCACACTGTTTTCAAAGAGCTTGACACTGGTTGCGGATACAGGAGTGGCAGCAGACGGACGGGCTCCGGGAAGGTTCAGGGAAGGTGTAGCTTGCGCCTCATACACAGAGCCAACAAGCTTGTCCCTGACTAGCTCGGCTAGTATGTCGAAGCTGAACGTATCACCTTGAGTCAGTAGGCGCACGGCGCGCGGCGTCGCGTACTTCTTCTTGAAGTTGGTGGTCTCAGGCACACGCAAGACTCGGGCGGCATCAGCCGTCACAGTCATGTCAATTGCCAAGCCTTCCTGTTTGCACAGGCGCTTGAAGTTCTCGGCCACAGGCTTCCAAGACTCGATAGGTACGGCCTCAGTCAGTGGCCAGTAGCAGTGCAAGCCGCCACCAGACGCCACTACATAGGGCGTGCCTAGGGTATCTAGCCCCGTCTTATCCAAGAACGCGTGAAGCGCAAGCGCGGCATCTTTCTTTGAGACGTAGCCATCCATGTCAATGAACAGGGACTTCACGTATCTAGCGTTCACGGCCAGACGATTGTCCTCGTCACCGAAGGTAGCCAAGGCAAAGTAAATGTCAAACTTGCTGTCGTGCCAACGTTTGATTGGCGCTGTGGTTTCTTCCAGAGTATGCACAAAGGCATGCTCCTTCTTTGTGAGTTCTGCTACGCAGTACCGACCAAATTCTGGCGGCGGCAGAACAACCGCTAAAAACTCAAGCGGAGTCATTGAAGTCCTTGGTGGGGTTACAGGAACAGTTCTAGCTGTCGAGCGTCTTTAAGTTGGGCATCATCAAGAGGAGCCATAACCGTCAAACGGCGTAGCACTTCCAGTTGCCAATCTTTGGGCATTCCTGTATCAAGTTCAATGAGTTCGGCGCTAAAGCGGATTAGCTCTTGCGTTGTGAGGGATCGAGGTTGTATTCCGTACATATTTTTCTCCATGCCTCATCTGCTGTGCGTGAGGTCTTCATTATGTGAGTTAAGAATTCGACGCGGTCACGATAGGCCACAAACACTTCTGTGCCTGTAAACCAGTTGTAGACAGTCTGTCGAGAGACGCCAAGCGCATAGGCAATCTTCGTGACTGGGAAGTCAAGATGGATCGCCCAACGCCCAAGCTGGTTGCCCAGAGACTTGGGTGTCTTCGCTACTTCGTCAATGATTTTTTGTGAGTAAGCCATAGTGGTATAGGTGGGGGTACTAGTTGGTGACTATTTGCTACGCTCAACGGATTTGCTAGCTAGACGTACCGTTTATATACGCAGTTACTCAGGGTTGACGTTTACCCCATGGCTTCACCAATTTTCCCCCCGATTTAGTTACTCATCGTCCCAATCAGCAACGATGTCGGCCAGCTTGTTCTTCTTAGCTGGTACGGATTCAACCTTGGCCGCGGCTTTGCGCACTTCGGGTTCTTCTTCAGCCTCGACCTCAACGGCCTTGGCTTTCTTGGGCTTGGCGGCTTTGACTTCAGCCATAGCTTCTGCTTCGTCTTCGTCGAGCATCGCACCCATGGGGCGCTTGCCTTCGATAGCCAAGGGTGCAGGGGCTACAACGCCATCAGCAGAGGCAGGGGTAACAGCCACGGCCTTCTCAGCGTCCTTGGATTTGGACTGCTCAACAGCAGACTCGTACTCGGCATCAGTCAACCAACGCATTGGGCTGAAGAACAACTTGGGAGACTCGGCCTTGGTGTCAAACTTCATGCGCGTCACGATGGCGTCCAAGTTAACGGGAGGAGTCTGAGCCGCCATGTAGCGGGCGTATGCCTGCAATGGGCGCTTGTCGCCGTCTTCCTTGCCAAAGATGGACGTAGCTGGCAGGGTGACCTGCAAGACATCACCATCAGGGTTGTTAGCCAGCACCACAGCCAAGCGCTGTTGGTAGCGGCAGGCACGGCTTTGACCATTGCCAGACCCAGCGATGTTTTGTGGGCATGTTGTACAGCTTGACGACTGCTTGTTCTTCACGCCTGCATCGGGCTTCTCACCATCAGCAGATGTGCAGTCAGGGGCGGCTGCAGCCGCGTCTTTGTCGTAGCCACCAGCGTAGAAGATACGGCTGACCTTGGGTGCCGCTTTCACGATGATGACATCCAAGTGGCGGTCTTCAATCGATGCGATCTCCTTGCCGCTTGCAAGCAGGCGGAACACACCACCCTTGATGGAGACGCGCTTCATGCCGCTACCGGCATTCACGTTACCGGCCAAGGCTAGAGTAGTTGCTGAGAGTTCTGCGTTCTTAGCGAAAGCAGGAACGTTTGAGGGATTGAACATTGCAATATTGCTCATTTTGTTTTCCATTTAAGTTGGTTTGCGTACAGAGATGTCATACTCAGATGCTGAGTTGAGTCCGGGCGGTACGACCCCGGGGTTTTCTTCTAAGAACTGCGCCATGTTGAGTTGCGCAATGCGCTTCTCAAGCAGGTCAATGGCCTCGTGCTCGATCATAAATTTCTTGAACGAGTCCCAGTCTTGTGTGGTATAGCGAGTTTTCACAGACATGACTGCCGTGCCCTCGGTGGTGCGAACAGATGTGACGCCCATGGCCTTCATCTGCTCTTTGATCGCGTTCTTGATCTCGTCCTGTTGGCCTTTAAGTACTTCCGCTTGGGTGTCGTACGCTTGGGTCAGTTCGGTCATACGCGTGCGTAGCTTGCGGTATATTTTCACAAGCCTATCTAACGGTATCGCTTCTTCTTCCATTACTTCTCCTGTTATTTTGTTGTCTAAGGTTGGACAGTTTACACAGATTTTTATACGTTACAAGCCCCTTTCAAGATTTAATTTCGGTTTCGAACATGTCGGTCAGTAGTAAGTTATCGCTTACTTTTCCTTCCAACGCTTTAAACATCTTCTTCTCAATCGGGCTACCCTGAATGTGAATCACGGTAACTTTGTCTGAGTCTTGCCCCTTGCGGTCAGCACGCGCACAGCACTGGATGTACTGCTCAACGCTCATCAACGGGCCATAGAACACCACAGTGTCAGCGGCAGTCAGCGTGATGCCGTGGGCAGAAGCCGCAGGCTGCATGACCAACACCCGAGGGTTCGGCTCGTTCTGAAAGCGGCTGATAGTTTGCCCGCGTTTGCTTGGTGTGATGTCTCCGTGAATGCACTCATTGACAATGCCCTTCTTGGTGAGGTAGTTGTGTATGGTGTCGATGGTGCTTCGGAACAACGCGAAGATGATGACCTTGCGATCTGTCTCGTCCAGTATCTCCTCAAGCACAGCAAGGCGAGGCGCTGAGTCAAACTCCACCACTTCCTTGTCGTCTGTGTAGGCCGCGCCACAACTGATCTGCAAGAGCTTACTCACACCAGCGGCGGCATTGACTGCCGTGATGGTCTCGCCTGCGGCCTGCACTAGCATGCGGTCTTTGAGCATGGTGTAGTACTTGGCTTGTTGAGGAGTGAGCGCGATCTCACGCGTCATGGTAATCACTGGCGGCAAGTCAAGGCACTGCGCTTTGGTGTAGCGTATCGCTGGCTGTAGAGCCTCGTGTACTTTCTCCTTGGCATCGAGCTTGGGCGCCCACTTAAACGTGGTGATCTTGTTCATCACTTGATCTCGCCACGCTGTGTAGAACTTGGGCACGCCCTCGGGGTTGACTAATTTTGCCAAGCCGTACGCATCCACAGGCGACTGCGATGCAGGCGTACCAGTCATCATCCACAGGTAAGTGTTGGGAGTCAGGATCGAGTTGAGTGATTTCCATCTGCGGGTAGTAGGCGTCTTGTATGCGTTGGCTTCATCCACAATCACAAGGTCAAAGCGGCCATCGTTCTTTACCTCATCAGCGATCAAGTTAAGACCTTCGTAATTCGTGATTACAATTTCGTAATCTCGCTGGATCATCTCGATGCGGCGACTAGCCTGCGCATGGTGCGCGATAACGGCAGAGCGATGAATGACACTGTTATTGATGTCGCCCATCCATGCGCTGTGCATGATCGACAGGGGGCACAGGATGAGAATCCTACGCACCTTCTTGAGCTTCATCAGGTAGTCAGCCGCCCACAACGCGGACAGCGTCTTGCCAGTGCCGGGCTCAGAGAACACGAAGGCTCTCCTGTACAGCGTGAGGAACGCTGCCGTCTCGATCTGGTGAGCCATGGGCTTGTAACGCCCCGGCCAGTCATAGCGCCTAGTGATAGGCGAGGGTACATCTTTGACACCTAGGTTACGCAACACCCGCGCTTCGTCAAGACCCCAGTAAACAGCAACATCGTAGCCTCCGTCTGCACGGGGCGTTGTCATGCTCTTTGGGATGATTGAGTACTTGTGCGGGTTCCTTGTGCGTAAGATAAGTGCTTTGTCTTCTACGATTTCCATTGCTTCTCCAAGCTATTATTTTCCGTTGTCGCTCTGGTTGGCGCTCTTACTACGGAGGCGGGTATTACCGGCCACTGACTTGCCCCCTGCACGCAGGGGTTTGATGTGATCGATGTCCTTGCCTGCACGATCAACACCCTTCTTGTCATAGGCACGCCGTGCTTTCTGACGCTCGACTTGATCGGCTGTCTCGCCTGTTTTCTTTTGAAGTTTGTAGGCGTGTTTGTAGTCACGCTTGCCGTTGGTCTGTGTCATCATTGCTCCTAGTGTTTAGGGTTGAACTCGCATCCGGTGACCTGACACCATCCGCAAAGTGGGGTTTGATTGGGGTTCCATACGTTGTTCTCAAAGCATGCTTCGAGCCGTGCAGTACGCTCACGATACTTCCACCAGAAGGCTTCAGATTGATCTCGTGTCATCTGCATCTTGACCATATCATTTTTAACAATGAACAGCAACGCAGAGTTGACCTTACGGATGTGAGGAAAGTGAGCAAAAACCATAAGCGACATCAGCACAAGCTGATCCCTGTCGGGGTACTTGTTGTTGCCAGTTTTCCAGTCCCCCACCCACGCCGTAAGGTTCTCATCATCAATGACCAGGATGTCGGCAATACCCCTAACCCATACGTCTGGTGCCTTCCAGTTGGTAGGGCGTAAGTCCACAGTCAGCGCCATCTCGTACTCAGCAAGAGCCCGTCCGGGCTTACCTAGCATGGCGTCCACCACAGGCTGGAACTGCGCATACTCAGGTGGTATCGGCTTCTTGTCCCTGATGTAGTCTTCGATGGCCTGATGTACCTGATTGCCGTAGCGCGTGGCCTCAGTCTCTTGGAAGGGGTACTTCTTTAAGACCTTGACCTCGTGATACCTGCGTTGGCAGCCCTCAAAATCTTTTAGGCTGCTGTGTGACCATGCTGGTTTTTTCATTCAAACTTCGCTGTCTTGATGGCTACTGTTAATCGGTTGGCAAACTGTGTGACAAACGCTTCGTTGCGGTTCAACTCGTGCTGTCCCATGTCCTCCAGTATGGCGTGTGTGACTTCGTGCCAGAAGGTGTCGGCCAACTCATCCTTGGTGAACTTGCGTCCTGTGATGTTGCTGGCCTTGCCAAGACGGATGCACTGCTCTGGGTAGAACGTGCGCCCCATATCTCGGCGGTGGAGCATGGCTTCCACCACCTCCACGCTGTACCACTTCTTGCCGACTCTCATTCTTGTTGGTAACTTCATTCTTCTCCTTAGTTTTTTGCTAACCCATACCTACGGTGTGCGCCACCGTCAGCGTCCAATGGAATGCCCGGCATATAAGGCGGCTCCATAGTCATTTGAGCCAAGACCCAAGTCTTAGCTTCTTGCACCTCTGCATCAGGAACCACAACGATCTGCTCGTCATGCACTGTTCCCGCCACAAAGTATCTCTTTGCAGTAC